GTTCAATATGACCTGATAACTTTTTATAAACCTTCTCCAACAATATTACATCCATTTGACAATATTTAATCATCTTGTCCATAGATTTTTTGCACTTGCTAAGAACTATATCTTTCCACAAATTATAATCTGTTTTAATTTTGCTTCCTATCCCTAAGAACTGAGCAATATAATTCAACCGGTTGGAGTTAAATCTGAACTTTGACCTGCTGACTTTTAAAGTGTCAATGGTCTTGTAAGTAGGGAACATTTCAATCTTATGAAATAGGCATCTGGTCCTGATCCAAGCTAAATCAAATCTATCACCATTATGCCCTATTGCTTCATCACTTTCGTTAATTACCTTAATAAACTTTTGAAGTAAAGCTTTGTCACATTGCTTAGAATCCCAATGGACATACTCAACATTCTTATCATCTTCCCACTTCCAACAGATGCAGATGATAGCTCTTTCTTTTATTATGTTGGATGTATCAATATTCTTTTTAAATCCTGCTTCCCAAAACAAACCGATGTTAGGACTGACTTCAATGTCAAAAAATAATCTTCTTCTTTGTGTTCTGAGTTTAGCTTTTGATTTAATTATCATAGTGTAAAGTATAGATTTGCTTCTTCCTTTCTCCTGTTCACAAGTCCCTTGAATAACTTCTTATTGACTGTGATGTACTTAGTTTCAAACCAATCCCTGATGTAAGCATCCCCTGCTTTCCTATTCACTAATTCAAATAAAGTATCTGATCCTCCGGTGTTCCAGGTATGAGATATTAAAGCATCAAATTGATTCTGATTGATGGGAACCTTTACATTTTTAGTCACAATTTTCTCAAACTTTGTGACAAGATTAGTGAATAAAGTATCAGCTCTTTGCTGAGTTATCTTATCTCCTTCTTTAACCTTACTCCCATCCTCATAAAAGCAATTACCCCATCCAATGGTCCATTTGTTAGCAGGACATAAATAAGCAGTTAATCTGCAAGATTCCCACTTCTTAATTAAAGCAATTCCTTTTGATCCTATTTTCATTTTTTACTCCTTAATAGGTGAAGTAAAATTGAAATTAATAAAGCTACCAATAGCCAAATGTTTAATTGAGTTGAACGATCATAACGCTTATGAGCTTCTTCTCTTTCGTTCTGCAAGTACTGTATCGTGTACTTATCAGCAGTAGAAACCATTATTGTTGTATCGTGAATTGTTGGAAGCTTAGTATAAATTTTCCTATATTTCCAAACTATCTCTTGACAATCTTTGACAAGTCTAATATTGACAAGTGTGTCAAGTTTAAAAATTGTATCTATTTTAAGCTGATTTAAGGTGTCTATTTGCTTAATGAATACTTTGTATGCAGATGAGTCAGAAGTGCCTTTAAATCGTTCACAGGGATACCACAAAGATGATTTCTGAGCTACTAATTCAGGATAATTAATTTGTGCCTTATTTAATGACCTTTCAGCTTTCTTTTGAGTGTAGCAACCCAATAAAAAAAATATTGAAAAAATGATTGTAATTATCCTCATTAGTATTAATTTTACACTGATCGTAGGATTTAGAATAAAAGATTTAGGGTAACGAGCTCCGTTTCTACGGAGCTTTTTTAATATAAGTGAGTGTGGTGCAGTACTTCTCAATCCTGCATTCTGGAATGAACCCAGTCTTTTCTTTAGATGAACCCTTTCACCGAGTGACCTGTAAGCAGTTCTTACGGTATGCTTATAAGTACATTTACTTATCCTTCTTGAAAGTTTGTCCAGTTGAATTAGTGAACAAGTTCTTTAATAAATAACCAAGAGCTGAAGTCAATGCAGTTGTCCCAATTAACTTCCAATCAAATGACAAACTTCCAGCTTGTACAGTTGTGTAAATAATAGTCATTACTGAAGTCAATACTGCAAGGATTAATCCTTTACCTAAATCGTTTAGGTCAATGTTTAAAAATGGTGAGTTCATATTGTGTTTGTTTAGTTTACTTTTAATTTTCTAATTTACTAATTCTTTTTTCGTGATCATCTACATCAGCACTTAATCTTTCAATGTCTTTGGAATGGACAACATTATCAAGAAGTATTTTTTCAACCTTCTTTTCAAATCTATCAAGCTTTTGGATAAAGGTTTGCCCAAGATACCCAACAATACCAATCACAATTAAGATTAACCAATTCGTTAGTTCCTGTGGTGTCATATCAATACAAGATTTAAAGAGTTAGCAACATAGTTCCAAATTACATCATCAGAAGCTCCCCATTGTTGAATCACTGAAGAAGGGATTGCAATCGTACCTGGGAAGTAATCTAACCCATTTGACTGCAAAGTATAAGCTACTGTTCCACCTCCATCATCAAAAAAATAATGATAGAAATCCTTTAGACATAAAGTATCAATGGTGATGTTACCAGTTTCAGGTGACCAAGTAGATTTAGATTGAATTTGTCTTGTGTTCATTTTTAAATTTTATTAAATTTTATTGTATAAAGATTGATCCATAAATATAAGTAGAACCCGGAGCAGTAACGAAAGCTGGAGTAGTTGTTGTTATTTCAATATAATCTCCTGTATTAACCGCTATACTTAATGATGTAGTTTTAAATTCTTTATCAGTTAAAGCGTTTCCAACTGTTGCGAGTGTTGTATTACTACTATTATTTAATCTTATTGATATGGTCCAATTTTCCGTAGAGGTAGCGTTTGTAGTTTTTACATAAAATTGAGCATTTTTAATTGTTCCCGATTGTGGTATGTAAACCCTTCTTATTGCTGCACTACTTGTTATAGTTAAACCTGGGATGCCTAAATAATAAGTTGAACTTGCATTTATTGTAGCATTCGTTCCACCTAAATTTAATGCATAACCTTTAGCATCTATTCTTGAACTAAGTGTAGCAGTATCAGTTTTTCTTAAATACTTAGTAAGCATTGTTGATGTATCTGAAATATTCATTTTAAGATTGATTCTTGAACTTAATGAAGCAGTGTCAGTAGGTTTTAAATACTTAGTGCCTATTGCATTTGTAACCGATACATCGTGCCATAATGAATCCACTCTGCTAAATTGTAGTAATGTTGAATCAGCAGGAACTAAAGCAATATTAACATCACTTAACTCATCAAGCTGAAACCCATTTCTAATAGCTACCTGAATTGTACCAAAATTAGGATGAGCTCTTGTTATTGTCCCAATAGCAACATAATGATTAGGAGCTAATGGCTTAGTTAATGTATATCCTCCTGCAACAGTTGGACTTAAATAAAGTGTTTGTCCATCGGTATAAGTAGAAGTTGGTAAATTAAGATTTGTAATAACTCCATTTTGAATAACTGTTCCACTTGAATTATTTGCAATTGTATCTTCAACAAGTCCATAAGTATAAGCTGATGTAGCTTCATCATTTGCTTTTGCAAGTGCTATTGTAGGAAGATTACTTGAGTGAGCTCCATTGATATAAACTACTGCACCTCTTGGAATTGAAGCACCTGATGTATTCCAAACTTTTGTTTTTAGCTTAGTAGCATAACTTGCTCCGGTAATGGTTAAATCAGTTGTAGTAGTTCCTTTAATTACTTGTAAAGTAGAATCATTTGTTTTAGTAATTGAATTAACCCATTTGTTAGCAGTATCTATTGTTGTAATATCACTTGTTAATGCAAATGTTCCATTCTTATTAGGGAAAAACAAAGTTTTATTTGATGTGATTGAATCATTTTTAAGAGTAAGAGCAGAGCCATTCAATCCATATAAAGCTATTCCATCAGCTTGGGCATCTAAAGCTAATCTTGATTTCCCATTCAAATCTCTAATATTCAATAAATCATTTGCAGTTATCTTCCAATATTGTTCGCCATTTGCACTATCAAAAATATTTATTGTATTTGCATAAATGCTATTAGTAGTAGTATCTCCTATATCAGTTACTTCTTGAAGATTTTGACTGCCTCCTGATCCTCCTGAAATTTCACTCCAGGTTAATGTTTTTGGATTGTATCTGTAAATCTTGTTATTGCAGGAATCAAAAGCTATTGCAGCTTTTTTAAGGACATTGGATTTTAAAGTAGGAACTCCACAAGTAGTAGGAATTTGTAAAGTAGAATCAAACGCCATACGATTAGCACGATACCCATACTGTGGCATCTCTTGATACACCTGAGCTTTGCTGACAAATGAAATAAACAAAAAGAAAATAAATATTAGCTTTCTCATACAGGCATTGAACAAGCATCATAAGCTGATACCACGCTTAAATTAAAAGTTAAAAATACTCCACTCAAATAATCCTCAAACTTTTCAGAAACTGCATCCCAAGAAATCTGAGCATCAATCACATAAGCATTACTTCCCTTTCTTAAAGTGCTTATAATGTCAGCAGCTACTGAATGCATATCACTCACTACATCAGTTTCAAACTCACTCTCAACACCTGACTTATCCAAGAACCACATTTCAATTTGATAAGTTTGCTCTCTCCCTGCATTTAATCCACCTCTGTTTATAGCAAAAGAAGCTAAAGGGAATACTGGTTGATTATCCCAGTTTAACCACTCTACTGGAGTTGCAAACTTTACTGTGTTTATCATTTTGTGACTTTCCAGCAATGTTTGTATCTCGTTTACTACTTGATTGTACGTCATTAAATTTTGATTTTACTTTGTCTATGTACTCTTTTTTGTACCCTTTACTCATATGTTGTTTATTGGTATAAGAACGTAAATACCTCACCTGCCATTGCAATATCTCCAGTAGGTAATGTTACTACCCCACTCGTGATTTGAATGTACTGAGTGTCAGCAGTTGGTGAGCTTGTAATTGCTTTACTTAAACCACCTCTTGCTGCAAAGTAACACACCCTTCCACTCATAGCAACAATTGTGAAAGTATGCTCCCCACCTGTTGCAATGTAAGTAGCAATCAATGGTGAAGGTGTAGTTGAAGAACTGTTCACATATCTTGCATTCCTTCTCTCAGCACCACCCAAGTAAATTGGACAAGTGTAAGCTTTGTCCTCAGGGAAGATTACATCTAATCCCATTCCGTAGTTTAAATACTCGCTATAAAGTGTGTAATTCTCTTTTAAATAGCTTATCATTCTTGTATTGTAGAACTCAGCCATTGACTTGTATTTCTGCTCAATAAGTTCCAAATCACCTCTTGATGGTGTTTGACTTTCTTCTGAAGTTTTCTGAAGGAATCCCTTTGAAAATAACTGATAACCCATAACCATAGGAAGCATTGACATTGTGTACCAAATCAAAGCATCGGTCATATAATCATCAATCAATGTCTTTTCATAAACATTCAAATTGTCTAACTCCACTCCTGTTTGTAATCTCTTGTAAAGATTTGATCCCAGCACTGGTTGAATATAGATGTCCCCTGCAACCTTAATCATTGGGAATAATTGTTTCCCATCAATTGAATTAGAAGCTCCGGTTCTTGACTTGAAAGTTTCTTCAGTTATGAATAGTATGTTCTTGCTCATTTATTAATTGGCTTTAATCTTTTCTTTTTACAATGTTAGCAATCCAAGAATGTCTGCAATAAGGTCTGTGTGAACCATCCGGTTCTGTGAACCAACCACCCCTTCTATCCCATACTGAGTAACCCATTATCATTGAAATCTGCTCAATGTCTGAACGAGAATAAAACTTATTCAATTTCATCAATCTTGCACAGAATGGACGGTTTCTTGAATCCTCAGGACCTTCATAAGAATATCTGATAAGTATTTCAGTAACTTTCTTAGATGGATTCTTACCCTGTAATTCAGAAATAGGAGCAGTTAATTCTCTTTCAATAATCACATCAGTTCCTACCTTAGATTGATTCTGCTTCAAATATTCATTATCTACTAAGTCCTGAATCGTTTGCTCCACATCCTTCACAGATTGCTTTAAAGTACTTGCAATGACTTCAGGAGTGATTCTCTTGTCCTTACTGATTAAGTCCAGTATATTGGCTTGTAATTGATTTAAAGAACTATTATCGGCAAATGATTCATATTCACTTACTTCCGAAACTTTTTTTTTATCAATAACCACATAATTCTTTGAGCTTTCTCCGTGCTGAGCAAAAGCATCAAGTAATCTTTCATCATTGGTCATTGAGAATTTTGCTATTTCATCTTTAGTCAATGGACTATCATCCAATCCCAAAAAATCATTTACATCTTTATCATTGAAACCAAAACCATTTTTAAGCATTAAACTTGCCTGTGCTTTGGTCAATTTACCTGTTCCAAATTGTCTGACAATTCTCATTACATTTTGATATTGTCTGCCTGATAAATTCTTTATTGCATCATTGGTATAAGGAGCAGCATCAACTTGTATTTCATTCTGAACAGGAACATTGTCTTGTTGTGGTATAGAATCAATTCCTTTAGGAATTAAACCAGCCAATGAACGAATCTCATCAGGTGACATACTTTCCAAAACCTTATTTGCTACCAATGGACTTAATGCATTGATATTATCTGAAATAATTTGTGCCTGAGTTTTAACTGTATTATCTAAAGGTTCCTTACCCATCAATTCCCTGATTTCATCTTTAGTAAGATTTTGTGATATTACAGATTCACCAAATTCAAACTTCAATGGTTCAACTGGAACTATCTTAAACTCCCCTGCTTCACCCTTTAAATTTCTTAAATAAGTAAATATTTCTTCAATCTCTTGTTGCCTACCATTCACATAAGTATTATTAAAAATCTCATAAGCATCCCTGATCTCATTTCTTGCTCCTAATTGTCCATCTGATTTGATACCAAATAGAACTGGAGAAGTAATCTGATGTGAAGCAAATACCTCCTGAGTAATCAAGTTGTTTACATTGGTAAAATCTTCTTTGGTCAGCATTGTTTGACCTAAGTCCAAAATCTCAGCACTATTCTCTTTTGACTTATTAAACATTATTACAACCCTCTTACCTGAGTCACCTGTGAACTTCTTTAAAAGTCCTCTTTCAACTTCTCCTTTATTTTCTTCTCCAATAGGATCACCATTATTAAGATTCACAAGCTTAGAACCTACCCATCCTTGACGTGCATTTCCTAAGATATGTTTTGAAACTTCAATGTCACTTTCTATGTAAGTCAACCCCTGAAAATACGAAGGATAAGGATAAACTTCTGAAGATGGATTGTATTCTTTTATGTACAATATTTGACTGCCTACCGGATCATTGACATTAAAAGCTTTATACTCCCTTGGCTTCTCTTTAAAATCTGCCCAATCATTTTTTACAAAGAATGTCTGTAAGTCTTTACTCACCCTAACCTTATGAAATTCTAAATGATAAACCTCGCTTAATTTCTTTGCTCTATTCCAAATGCACTGAAGATAATACCCACGATAAAGTTCATCATCTTTGATAGCTTTCTTCATCACATCATTCCAAGTGTCCTTCCCATTTGCTTGACCAGGTTCTTCAAAACCTTTACCATAAATATAATTGCATTTACCTTTAACAATAGCACCGTGTTTAGGTGATTCATTAAATAGTGAAAGCAAATAATTGGGATAATTATTCTTTTCACCAAACTCAACCCATCCCTTAGATTTTACTTCTCTGAATTTAGGTTGTTGTGCCTGGTCAAATTGTAGTACTATATGTTTGTAGTTATCCATTGTATGTTAGAAATTCGTTAGATTGTTCATCGTATGTTGTAGGTTCATAAGTATTTTCAGGATTCAAATACATATAACCTGATTCTAATAATGGACCAACTGGAGCTAAATTATTTCCATCTGATCCGTAAATCTCATAAGTCCAAAATCCTGTTTCTTGATCAATAAAAGTTCCTGCTGCATCTATATTAAATCTTTGATATCTTGATATTGTACTTAAATTAGTATAATTTTCTTCAATGATTGTTTGAGTAATTCTATTAGTAAATTTAAAATAAAAATATGGATAAATAACATCAGTGTTTTCTTGTGGAGTAAGATACACCGTAGTTGTTTGTTCTTTGGTTAGTACTATCATTTTATTTACATTAAAAAACCACCGACTCTCATCGGATCGGTGGTCTGAATTTTAATTACTGTATTTACTAAGTACCTGGAGTTTGCAATGCTGCAACGATATTACTTGGAACTACCAAGAAATCTTCTCTTTCCATTGATGTAAAAGTTAACATATATCCGTTACGATCAGCTAAAGCAACACCTGAACCAGCTTCAGTTCCTGTCATTTGTAAACCAAACTCTTTTCCATACATACGAGCAGTTCCATCACCTTCAACACAAACAAATGTCAAACGATTCTTTGCAAGTGTAGTAACAATGTTTCTAACTGTTGCAGAACGTGAGTTGATAGGGAACTTAACTTCGTGAGTAAAGTAGAAAGTACCATTCTCAGGTGAAGAAGAAATTGAGTTAGTTGCAGAAGCAGTACCTCTTGGAACTTCAAACGCCCAAAATCTTGTTCCTGTATCTTTTGTTAAAGCAGTAACTGTTCCTGAAGCTGAAGTAACACGAGAGTTACCTGAAGCATCATAAAGATTGCTATTTTCTATAAGATAGATAGTTTCAATACCACCGACTGATTCGGTACATTCTATTGCATATCCACCTGTAATTGCACACGCCATATTTTTAAGATTTAAAAAAGGGTAGGGTATTTGTTGCCCTACCCCTTTGATTATTAATTATTATTTACTAATTAGATAGCTGCTAAGAAGCTAACTGCCTCAGAAGTGAAGGGAATAGCAATTCCACATTTCCATTCTGCTCTGAAACGGCAGTCATTGTTGTCTTCTGAGAACCAAAATTTGTATGATTCAGATTCTGCTTGAAGATCAAATCCGATAGCCATATTTTGCAAACTGATAGCATAAGCATCACCAGTACCATTCAAACCATTTACAGGAACAACTTCAATGTTAGTGCCTGGAAGTACAAATGATTGAGCATTTACATCTTGAGGATTGTAGCTAAATAAATTCAAAGCTCTATAAGCTAATATCAACAAACGATACCAATCATAACCAACCCAAATCTTAACATCTCCTTTAGCCATTACTTGAGCAGGGATTGCTTTGTAGATACCTTCAGTTGCAGCTACAACGTTTGAAGAAGTTACAGTTGTGATTGTAGCAACACCAGTATAACCTGAAACGTTAGCATTGATTGGAGAACCAGCAGCAATTATTTTTTGAATACCATTGAATTTATTCAAGTTTGCAGTTGCACTTGCAGAATCTCCTTGCCATATTGCAGTTTCTAATTGACCAGCTATACGAGCATTTTTCTTTGCTAAGTAAGCAGCTAAGAAATCAGCATTACCGAAATCTTCGTAAGTAGAACCAGCTCTTAAAGCAGTTTGAGTAAAATAAGCTTCCAAATCTTTTGGACAGATTTTTTCCTCAACTTTTATCTTGCCAGGAGTAAGTACGACTTGCGAAAAAGTTGTCGTTCCGCTTGCGTCAAACGAACAAGATTGAGAAGCAAATACTGCATCAGTGTCCATTGTAGGTAATGCAGTAGGTCCTTTTACTCCTGTTAATACGATACCTCCATCCATAATCATCTGCTGAGTTCTTGCACCGATTACTGCTGAAGTTAATAAAGGTTGAACAAGCTCTTTTGTATAGGCATTCAAACCTGAAAATGATAAAGCCATTTTTTTAAAATTTAAATTGTTAGTTATTATTTGTTAAATAAACCTCTGTAATCTTTCATCACAGGTTCTTCGGTTTTAAAATTGTTTGTTTTTGTTACGATTGGATCAGCAGTTCCGGTAGGAGTTTCTGCTAATACCTGAGTTAAGTTTAAAAGTCCTTCAATCACTGAAGTAGCTTTAGCTAATTTTGCTTCGTAATCAGCAAACTTTGCTTCATAAGATGCGAACTTCTCGTTTGTAGATGTTTCAAAAGCTGAGAAGATTTCTTCCATTCCCATTTTCTTTTTATCCATCTTACCCATATCTTCCATAACTGGTTCTTCAACAGGAACAATAGCAGTGATTGCACCATTATCTCCAACAGTTATAACTGTTCCATCTTCCAAAGTGTGATCTCCAACAGGAGCAGGAGCACCTGCAATGGTAACGATACCTCCAACTTCTAATGCAGTTATTTCTACTTCAGTTCCATCAGCTAATTTAGCTTTTGTAGTTGTTGCAACTGGAACTTCAGGAACAACTGGAGCATCAGCATTATTGACTAATTCGTTAAAAGTCATCTTTAATTTTTCAAGTATTTCTTTTGCATTCATAATCTAATATGGGATTTTTGTTAATTAATCTCTTTTAAAAGGTTAGCTATTTTTTTAAGTGCCTGTTCTTCAGGTGACAATGGAGCTTCATAGTCAAATAAACCCTCTACTGAAAATCCTCTTAACTCCCCTGATTTAACTTGATTCCACACATTCGGATTCTCAACATAGAATGAACCAAACCAACTTCCATCTGCTACATCTTCAAACCCAGCCATTGGTAATACCCCTCTTTTCTTATCAACAATAAAAGATTCAAACATAGTAACCCCATCTACAACCTGTGAAGGATCGTGCATAAGATTTACATTGCTTTGATATTTTCTTTTAGCAAACTTTATAGCAATCTCTTTGATAGTATCAGGACTAAACTTCACATAATGTTCCCCAAATTTCTCATTATCACGATAGATCAGTTGGTCAGCTAACATCAATGGACCGGATATGATATGCTCATCTTCACTTATGATTTGAAATGAGTGATGAATTTCAGCAAACTTAGAACCAATAGAACCTAATTCTTTAACTACATCAGCATTGTTATCATAGTGCTTAGTAATAGCCAAACTTTTAATTTTTGCAACTTTTGATGAATTAGAACCAGTAGCATAAACTCTGCTTTCAGGTATTCCCAAATCTTTTGCAGTTTGTAGCATTCCTGTCAGCTCAGACCTTGCAGAAATGATATAAACAATCTTTCCTTCAGCTATTAATCTTTTAGCTAAATCCTTTCCTCTTGATGTGCTTAAAGTGTCATCATAGTCAATAGAAACTTTCTCACCTGCAAAGTGCTCATCCCATAATGAATTACATATTGCAACTGCTTGTTCAGATGACTTTCCCTCATCAATTACATATTTGATGCATCTTGGAAGAAACTCTGTTTGATGTTCACCCTTTGAAGGATTAATGAACTCCTCCTTAAATGCTAAGAAATCTTTTTTAATAGCTGGTAAATCAACCAGTGCTACATAAGAAACCTCTGACTCATCAGTCAATGATTCATTTATCTTAAGTTCGTATATTGGTAAATCTTGATTGTTTTGAAACTTCATAACTTATAATGGGAATTTTATTGATTAATTACTTTTAGTTGATTCGTGCTGCCCTATTCAATCTTTGGATTCTCTCCTGATTTCCTGATACATCTGATTCTAAAACGAATGCTCTCGCTGATGCATTAGCCATTTGATTTACTTGTCCCTGATTTAATGTAGTTGTTGAAACGGAAGGAGCTACCGGAGCTGATGGCATTCCACCTGCTGATGGAACTGATCCACCTCCACCTCCACCACCTTTGCCCGGAACTTGAACTGCTAATATCTTTTTGATATTTGCAATACCTGAAGCTACTGCAACACCGGCAGCAGCAACACCCAATGCAATACCAACAGGACCAGGTATAGTTGAAGTCATCCCTTTGAAAGCAGCAGTTGCACTCATATAGGTATTTATAGTTGTTGCAGCAATAGCAGCAGCTTTACCAGCAGCAGTTTGTTGCCCTATAACTCCTGAGAATCCTTCTAATAAACCTGATATTTTTTGTAATTGAGCTTCTTTAGCTTTAGCTTCTTCTTCATCTATTTGTTTTCTTGCATCTGCATTTGCTTTCATAAATGCAGTTTTTTCTTCTTCAGATGCAAACGTAATACTGTTTACAAGTGCTTCCCTTTCAGTTATCTTAGCTAATCTTTCCTGAAATGATAATTCATCATCAGCAGATTGCTTTAATAAGTTATCAGCTAATATTTGATTCCCAGCTTCTACATCAGCAATCATTTTAGCTAATTCTGCATCAGCATCATCTTCTCTTTTTTGCTTTCTTGTTTCATCAACACCATTTAAGTTATCAATGAATTGAGTGTATAAAACTTGAAGTGTAGCAAACTTTTCAGCATCAGTAGCTTTGCTTTGTTCAATCCCTTCTTTAGCTTTTATGTAATCAAATTCAAGTTTCTTTTTTGCTCTTTCATCTTCATCACTAATATTCTTTAATGCTTCCTGTTCAAGTATGCTTCTTCTCTGATCTTGTAGTTGTTGATTTGCTGCAAGTATTTCATCATTTTTTCTTTTATTATCAGCTATTATTTTATCATTTGCATCTTTAGCATCTTTAGCAATCTTATCATTTGTTTCTTTTGTTTTTGTAGCTCTGTCATCATCTGCTTTTGCAATCTCTCTATTTGCAAACTCTCTTGCTTCTTTTATTAATCTTTGTTGAGTAGCTGCATCATCTTTATACTTCTCAATGATTTCATTCTGATTCTTTTTAAAATCATTATTTGCTTTAATCTTTCTGACAGTATATTCGTCATACTTATCAGCATTAAACTTTAAAAATTGATCAGTAGCTTCAATCTGCTTTTTATTAGCATCAACAAGTTTAGCAGTTGCCCTTTCTGCTTCAGAAGTTATACCTACAAAATCAGTAATTTTATTTATCAAATTACCTATAAAACTTCCAAGCTTAGCAAATCCAGGGAATAGATTTGCAACTACTTGCTTAATCTTATCAAAGTTTGCAATCAATATTGGAATAGCAATAACTAAAAGTCCAATACCAGTACTACCTATTGCAGCTTTCAATCCATTAAATGCACCTACAACATTTGTCTTAAGAACTGCACCCAAATTCATAAATGCATCCTTAGCTTCAAGTACTGAGTTCAATCCCTGAGATAATGCCATTGCTCCCTGAACTTTTGCAAGTGTTTTTTGCAAGTCCTCAGATTGTGAACCGAATAATGCCTGTGCTCCCTGAAGTGCTGAGAATCCCCCAACAACACCCTGAAGTGCAGATGAAAATGCTTTGAACTTAGCATCAGGATTAAACGCATCAGTTAATGCTTTTGCATCACCAATCTTATCTTTAAGCTCTGCTGCCTTCTTAGCTGCATTAACTGCCTGTTCTGATGTAGCACCAAACTTATCTGATAAAGCTTGTACATCGGCTTGAGCTTCCTTTAACTGAGCTTTTAAACTCTTTACACTCCCTTCTGCTCCTGATGTAT